TGCTGCAACTCTACGCGCTAACAAGATTACTGGCACTATCAATGCTGTAGTACATCCTTTCCAAGCGTATCAGCTGAAAGCTAACCTAAGTAACACCTTTGCTAACCCCAACGGTGGCGACTTGCAGAACGAAGCAATGCGTAACGGTTATGTAGGTACTATCGCTGGCATTAATGTATATGAATCTGCCAACATCACTGTTGACGGCAATGACGATGCTAAGGGTGCTGTATTTGCTCCTGAAGCTCTGATGATCGCTATGAAGCGTGACTTTAACATTGCTCCACAGCGTGATGAGTCCCTCCGTGCATTTGAGCTTAACGCCACTGCTGTATATGGTGTTGCAGAGCTTGACGATGCATTCGGTGTTGAGATTCTGTCTGACGCTGCACTGTAAGACTAATCGCCCCCTTTTCGGAGGGGGCTTTTATTAGAGGTTTATATGGCTATAACTTATCGCGGTGAAAGGTTTGAGGGCTACAACAAGCCCAAGCGCACCCCCAAGCATGACAGCAAGAGCCACGCTGTACTTGCTAAAGAAGGCGACAAGATAAAGCTAATTAGATTCGGCCAGAAGGGTGCAGACAATAAGCCACCCCGCAAGAACGAATCAGAAGCAGACAAAGCCAAGCGCAGGTCGTTTAAGGCTAGGTTCGCAAAAGACATAGCAAGAGGCCGCAAAGATAAGACAGCATCAGCGGCATACTGGGCAGACAAGGTGAAATGGTAATGGCTTATTCAAGCGATGCAGATTTATTAAAGCTGATTCCCGATATTCTTGATTTTGGTATCGAGACTTTTGTTGCGGAACATCCAAAAGCAAAGCTGGATATCGAGCGAGAGCTTAGGATCAAATGGTGGCCCAGAAAGGGCATAGCTGGTGAGATGGATAACAGCAAGCTAACTAGCTCACAGTTTACTATGACTAGCGCATACTTGGTGCTATATAGATACGTCTTGCCGCAGTTAACTAACTGGGTAGATGGTGACCGATTCGGAAACATGATCGACTTTTACAAAGCACGATATGGCGAAGAGTTGGAGGCCGTATTAGCTGATGGCGTTGAGTACGATGCAGATGGTGACGGTAATATTAAGCTAGACGAAAAGCAGCCAGTCGGTCAGCGGCTAGATAGATAATGGATGTAAAGATTGACACCAATGCCAAAGACGTTGCAAAGCGTATTGGCAAAAAAGGCAAAGCACTATCAGCAAGCGTTAAAAGGGCTTTGTCGATTACTGCTCAGGCTGGTATTAATATCATTGAGGCTAGAACCAGTAAAGGTGTTGGCTTCAAGGGTGGAAAGTTCAAGAAGTATACGCCCGTATATGCTGCATTTAGGGCTAGTAGAGGCAGAAGCACCAATCCTGATTTGCAGTTTACAGGTCAGATGTTAAGTTCGATGACATCAAAAGCAAGCAGTAAAAAGGCTGAAATATTTTTTACCCGCGCTACTGAGTCTAAAAAGGCGGCAATGAACAATAAGTCTAGGCCGTTTTTTGGTTTTAACAAGCGGGAAGAGAAGCAACTGGGCGAAGTATTCTTTAGGGCGTTGAAATGAGTGTGAGAGAGAACATCGCAAACAACTTAGTGGCTACCTTAAAGGCGGTAAAGTCGCCTGTTGATATTAAGTATGTCACCCGTGAGCCTTTTGATTTTACTAAGTTATCAGCGCAGCAGTTTCCAGCTATACTTGTACGCAGTGCAGGTGAGGATAGAGAAGATAGCAGCATCGGTGGGTCGATCACCCAGCGCATGGCTACAATAGATTTTGAGCTTATCTGTTATGTTAAAGGGTCAATTATCGATTCGGCTAGGAACAACATAATAGAGGCTATAGAAGAGGGTCTTGATGTAGATAGACTGCGCGGGGGTTATGCCTTAGATACGCAGATAACGCTAATCGAGATTGATGAAGGTTCTATTGATCCCTATGGTGGGGTCATTATTACAGTTCGTGTGATGTATCAGTACACTCGCGGCACAACTTAACTTTAATTAGAGGTAATAATCATGGCGACTAAAACAGGCGCATCTGGTGTTGTAAAAATCGCAGCTTCTGGCGGCTCTGTGGCCGTTGTGGGTGAGGTTCGTTCGTTCACGTTCGATGGTTCAGCAGATACCATTGAAGATAGTGTAATGGGCGATACTTCGCGATCTTACAAGCAAGGTTTAAAAACTAATACTGTCACTATTGAGTGCTACTGGGATGAGGCTGACGCACAGCAACTTGTCCTAGACGAACGTGCTGCGGTAGACTTTGAAATCTATCCAACAGGTACTGGCAGTGGCGAATCTTACTTTACTGGTGGCGGTATTGTTACTTCTCGTTCAATTACTGGCTCTTTTGATGGCATGGTAGAAGCCAGCTTCTCTATCCAGTGCAGCGGAGCAATAACTGAAGCAACAGCATAAGGGGATTAAACCATGGGATTAGCTAAAGAGTTACGCAACAGAAGGAAGGTTGAGGCGCGAGAGGTACAGGTGCCAGAATGGGGTGACGAATCTGGAGCATTCAAGTTGTATTGCAGGAGTATTACCTGCTATGACTTAGATCAGTTGCAGAAGAAGCACCCCAACTTCCTGAACAATACCACAGTTGGCGCTATGGTAGACTTGATCGTTATGAAGGCAGAAGACGAGGGCGGCAACAAGCTATTTACGTCTGCTGAGGATCGCATTGATTTGATGGGCGAAGAAACTAACGTAATTAGTGAAATCGCAAATCAGATGTTTGCACAGATCGAGTCAGTAGAGGCGGCTGAGGGAAACTGAGAAGCGATCAGTCGAGGATGAATCTGCTTTCCTTAGCTGACCGCCTTCACATGAGCATAGAAGAAGCAGAGCAAATGCCTGTCAGTCACTTTAACGAGTGGCTGGCCTACTACAAAATACTGAGTGAGCAAGATGGCTGAAGATGTAAAAATCACGATACGGGCATTCGACAAAACCCAGAAAGCATTTGGCGGTGTTACTTCTGGATTAATGCGAGTGGCAAAAGCTGCATTTTCAATGAAAACAGCACTTATAGCCGCAATAGGCCCAGCGGCCATGGGGTTGCTAATAAAGCAATCTTTATCTGCCACAGACAGCCTCAAAAAAACTGCCGACAAGATTGGCACATCTACTGAAGCTCTTAGTAAATTCCAGTTTGCAGCACAACTAACAGGCGTTTCTGTTGAAACCGTCAACATGGCAGCGCAAAGGTTCACTCGCAGACTAGCTGAAGCAGCGAGAGGCACAGGCGAAGCGAAAAGCGCCTTGCAAGAATTAAATATCAATGCAGATGAGCTAAAAAAGAAATCTCTTGATGAGCAGATGCTGGATTTAGCTGATGCTTTTGCAGAAGTGCAAAGTAGCGCAGATAAAGTTCGTCTAGCAATGAAGCTGTTTGACTCTGAGGGCGTATCGCTTGTCAACACATTGGCGGCAGGTCGAGATGGCTTGCGCGAGATGTTTAAAGAAGCCGAGACGCTAGGCGTAGTAATGTCAGGCAGAGCAGCTCAAGGCGTAGAGGATGCAAATGACGCGCTTACCAAGCTGTTTACTTTGTTCAAAGGCATTAGAGATCAGATAACCGCAGCCCTTGCGCCTGTTATTGAATATCTAGCAGACCTATTAAAAAACAAGTTACTCACAGCCATAACCGAGGCTAATGGGTCTATAGAAAAGTTTGCTAATGAAACAATAAAGCAAATTATTATTAGCTTTGGCAATTTTGTTATAGGTGTTGGTAATGCTGTTGCCGCTTTAACAACATTTGCTAACGAAGTGGCAAACGTATTTGGAAGAGTCAAAAAGTATTTTGATGAAACTTATGTATTTATTGAAAATGCATTTGGTTATGAAACATCAAATAAAATAAAGGCTGCGGGTAAAGCAATTGTTGATTTCGGCAATAGCAGTGCCTTTGCATTTGGCGCATTAAAAGAAAATAACCAAGAGCTTGAAAAAACGCCAACAATATTTAATCTTTGGGGCGCTGCAATTAAAGATGTTGCTGGAAAAATGCCCAGCCTTAGAGAACACATGGATGCGGTTGGCAAGACTTTAGAGTCATCACTGACGCAAGGCTTCACCGATGCAATCACTGGTGCAAAATCATTTGGCGATGCCATGAAAGGCATGGCAAGGGTTGTTGTTGATGCGCTAATGAAAATGTTTGTCCAGTATATGATCGTCCAGCCAATGCTTAATGCTTTGGGTGGTGCGCTTGGCCTTCCAACAACTACTTCTGCATCTGGCAAGGCAATTGGAGGATCAGTGCAAGCTGGTCAGCCTTATATGGTTGGTGAACGCGGCCCAGAAATGTTTGTGCCTAATCAGTCAGGCTCTATTGTGGCTAACAACAACATGGGCGCAGGATCAGGCGTAGTTGTTAATCAAACTATCAATGTCACTACAGGCATACAAAGCACCGTTAGAGCCGAGATAGCTGGACTAATGCCACAGATAGCCCAAGCCGCTAAAGGCGCTGTAGCAGACGCTAGGGTGCGTGGTGGTAACTTCTCAAGAGCAATGGTCGGAGCATAACGAATGCCTTTATCTTTTCCCAATGTCGGCATCCAGAATATGTCAATGCGCCTAAAGCGTGTTGTGGCTGTTGCTGAATCTCCCTTTACCTTAGATACTCAGGTGTATACGCATCAGGGTGCAAGATGGGAGGCAGAGGTTACTTTGCCGCCTCTTACTTATACAGAGGCAAGATCAGTCGAGGCGTTTATTGTTGGTCTTAAAGGGCGTGAAGGTACGTTTACTTTTGGCAACCCTTTGCATACAGATACAGCCAACGTGACTACAAGTGGAACGACTGCTATTAGAGCAGAGACCCTGACAACCTCTGGAGGCAGCACAGCGGTATCGGCAGGAACATACTTCCAGCTAGGCAGTTATCTATACATGGTGACAGCAGACAAGTCATCAGGCGCTGGTACTTTAGAGTTTCAGCCGCCCTTACGTGAGGCAATAGCTACAGGTCAGGCATTAGACTTCACCCAACCTAAGAGCCTTTGGCGCATGGCTTCTAATGAGGTTTCTTGGTCTACTAATGAGGCCAGCTTACAGGGCTTTAGCTTTGCTATG